AAATCTTGATGAAGTTTGGCAACTTTGCTATGCAGAGAAAGGAAAGGCAGTGCGTGCATTGAAGACCAACTTCATTGAGAATGTGGACTTTATCGTTATCCGCAATAATGCGGAAAACTCGCTCCTCAATGATGCGGAGCAAGATTCTGATAACTCACTTGCCCAAAATGGCAAGCAAGATTGGGGCGGTAGCAATAAGATTAATTATTATCTTACTTCTGCTTGCTTGGAGTATTTTATTGCCCGCAAAGTACGCCCAGTATTCGAGATATACCGCAAGGTCTTTCATTGTGTAGCACAAGGCATGATACCTTCTTATCAGATTGAAGACCCAATTGAGAGAGCGAAGCGTTGGATAAAGGAGCAGGAAGAGAAGAAAGCCATTGAGGAAAAGAACAAGGAAATGCAGCCAAAGGCAGAATACTTTGATAACTTGGTTGATAAAGGCTTACTTACGAACTTCAGAGACACGGCAAAGGAGATTGGATTGAAACAGAACCAATTCATAAAGATACTGATTGCGAAAAAATACATCTACCGTGACAAGCAGAACCATATCAAGCCATACTCGCAATATAACGATGACCTGTTCAAGATGAAGGATTGGGGAAACGACAAAGTTGTAGGTACAAGAACACTAATCACACCAAAGGGAAAGGAGACATTCAGACTGCTTTTCGG